CACCGAACGCAATGGTGGAGTATAGATGATAAACAGTAATATCCCTGCGCCTTACGCGCATCAAAAAACAACAACAGATTTCATAGTAAACACAAAGCAGTGTTTAATTACGTCTGACCCTGGCACTGGTAAAACACGTGCAGTACTAGACGCCCATGCTATACTTGGAGGCAGGACATTAGTCTTGGCGCCACTTTCAATATTGGAAGCAGCGTGGGGAGAGGACATTAGCAAGTTCCAACCCAATATTAAATATGGAGTAGCTTATGCAAAAAATAGAAAACAAGTATTTGAAGATGGTAAAAACGAAATGGTCATCACTAATTTCGAGGCTGTTAACTTTTTATGTAAAAACACACAGTACCTTAAAGACTTCGATACAATCATTATTGACGAGTTTACCGCTTTTAAAAATCGGTCAGCTAAACGCAGTAAAAATCTCAACAAAATTATCTCACATTTTACTAATAGGATTGCCATGTCTGGTACTCCTAATAGTAATACGATTCTAGATATCTGGCACCCCGTTTATCTTATAGATAGCGGGGAGCGTCTTGGCGCTAGATTCTATTCATTCAGACATCAAGCTTGTACACCAAAGTTTAACGGCTTTGCAAACGAGTGGATTGATAAACCAGGCATAGAAGAAACAGTAGCAGATAAGCTGTCTGACATATCTATACGCTTTGCTCTTACAGATTGCATGGATCTACCAGATAAAATTGTACGAACAATAAATACAAAGCTAACGCCTAACGTACAAAAACAATACAAAACCTTAGCAGAAGAGTCTGTCTTGTATACAAAATCAGGCACAGTCAATGCTGTGCATGCAGCTGCACGTGTAAAGAAACTATTACAGCTTGTAACGGGGGCCGTGTATGACGAAGATGGTGTAGTCCAGTTTGTACACCAAGAACGTTATGACATAGTTATGACGCTTGTATCTCAACGTGCACATAGTCTTGTAGCATTCAACTGGAAACACGAACGTGATGCGCTGGTAGAAATGGCTAACAAAGAAGGTATTACTTATGACATTATTGATGGCAGTGTTAAACCTGAGAAACGTAATGTCATTGTAGCTAGATACCAAGCAGGACATATCAAAGTTCTGTTTTGTCATCCGCAGTCAGCGGGCCACGGTCTTACATTGACTAAAGCTAATACAGTTATATGGTGTTCACCTACATACAATGCTGAGCATTATCAGCAATTTAATCAGCGTATATACAGAGCAGGTCAAACACAAAAGACCGAGACAATACTTATACAAGCCAGAAATACTTGGGAACCTGAGGTGTACGAAAAACTTAATACTAAGTTAGGTCGTATGGAAAACTTACTACATATCTTAAAGGAGATAACATGAGTGTAAAATTAAATGATTTATTAGCAGAAACAGCTAAAGTACGTGAACAAATTAAAGTAGTTCAGTCAGAAGAAAAAGTTCTTAAATCGCAACAACGCGAATTAGAAAGTCAGATATCTATTAGAATGCAAGAGCAAGGGCTCGATAAAATTTCTAATGATATTTGTACAATCTCACTTAAAACTGAGGTTGTGCCAACTGTAGAAGATTGGGATTCTTTGCACGAGCACATAACTGAAACTAATCAGTTTGAGCTATTGCAAAAACGTATGTCCGCAACCGCCTACAGAGAACTAGTAGCAACAGGTTTTGATGTACCTGGTGTTAAAAGTACGGAGTTGACCCGAATTAACTTTAGGTCAGCGTAATAATAATGTTAGATGAAACAAGGAGAATGAAACATGTCTAATGATATAAGTATAGTAACGAGCACAATGCCTGCTCATGTAAAGAAAGGCGAGAACCTGGGTAATGAAAACATTGGCTCAGAACATTTGTCTACCCCACGTTTAAAACAGCTGCAACAGTTGTCTAACGAAGTAGATGAAAACCATAGTGAATATATAGACGGCGCTAAAGTAGGCGACTTTATAAACACTGTAACCAAAGAAAGCTACGGTAAAGAATTATTTGTAGTTAACGTACACTTTAGAGAAGAGTATGTTGTATGGGTAAAAAGAGAGAAAGGTGGCGGTTTAGTTGGTACTTTCCCAACAAAACAAGAAGCTATCAAGCATCTTGAAGACGGTGGTAACAAGGTCGAAGACCATGAAATTACTCAGACTCAAACACATACACTGCTTAAGGTAGACGAAAAGACAGGAGATATCTCAGAGATACCATTCTTGTTTGATTGTTCATCTTCTAAGCTTAGAGTGTCAAGAGAATGGAATACACAGATCATGAAGCTAGGCGGAGATAGATTTGCTTCTTTATGGAAATTGGCTTCGGTTCAAACAGCTAACAAAGCAGGACAAAAGTTCATGAACATATCTGTGTCTAACGTTGGTTGGTTAAAAGAAGATACTTATAATGTTGCTAAAGGTTTTTACGAAAAAACATTTGCAAATAAAAGTTAAGTAACTTGCGTACGGGTGCGACATTATACGTCGCACCCAAGTACGTATGATATACTTTGGACGTGCAAGAAAAGGACTTCATTAATAAAGTACATAGAAAACTACCTAAAGAAGTTTATAGGTGGAAGATCAACGATCCTTACCATGGGGGTGTGTCGGACACTTACTACTCTGGTCCTAACAATCATTGTTGGATCGAATATAAGTACAAAGAAAACTTGCCTGCAAAGCTTAACTCAAAAATAAAAATTAACTTGTCAGAACAACAACGTATATGGCTTGCTCGCCAACAAGAACATGGTGTATTTACGTACGCAGTGTTTGGTTCAGGAGATCAAGTGTACGTTACTGAAGATTTTACACTTACACATATTACAGTGGGAACTTTTATGAAAGAAGCTATACCATTTAAAATATTTGTAGAAACATTAACTAAATTTTGTTTAGGAGAAACAAATGACTGATTATGTAAACTCGCCACCTCATTATAATACCGGAAACGTGGAATGCATCGTGGCAATAGAAGAAAGTATGACCCCAGAATCTTTTAAAGGATATCTAAAAGGGAACATCCAGAAGTATATGTGGAGGTATGAGGCCAAAAAAGGCCTACAAGACGTCCTTAAAGCACAATGGTACTTAAATAGGCTAATAAAAACACTAGAAAAAGAAGAATCAGTGTCTGACGCACAGACAAACCCGCCAGATAAATATTGATTTAGTTGGACCTATGGCCTTACTTACCCTAACAAAACCTCATACAGAGCATTGTGTGAGGTCATTTTTTGCCAGCTTTCTTATTTCTGGCGAAAGAACGGTTTTTTGCTCGTCTAATTACTTTTAAGTTAGATTTCTTATTATTTTTAGGATTTCCGTCTTTATGGTGAACATCATTCCCGTCCCCCTTCTTAATTAACCCTAACTTTTTTGCCATTCTATTAGCTGCATTACGCATTGCTCGCTTTTTTATTTGAGCAGGTTTGCCTTGGTAGTTCTTATATTCTTTTTTGTAGTTTCTTGCCATCTAAACAGTATACACCTTTAACTGTTCTTCTTTACCTTTTACACTTATTGTTCCAACATAAGCTAAATCACTTTCTTTGTCTGCGGTAGACTCTCCGATCAGTATGTCTACCCCTGCATCTTTAGTAGCCGACTCTAACCGAGCTGCTACGTTTACCGCATCACCTATTGCTGAGTAATCAAATCTAGAATCTGAACCCATGTTTCCTATAATTGCATCACCAGTATTTAACCCTATACCTATTGCTATTGGTTCGGGTAGTTCTTTTTGCAGCATGCGAATAGCTGTACGCATATCTCGGGCACAGGCAACGGCACGTTTTTCATGTTCATCTAAATCGAGGGGGGCGTTAAAGATGGCCATACATGCGTCGCCTATGAATTTGTCCACCATACCACCGTGTGCCTGTATACATTCTACTTGTACGGTAAGGACCTTGTTCATTATGTCAGTTACTTGTTCTGGTTCTAGTTTCTCAGATAAATTTGTAAACCCTCTTACGTCAGTAAAAAGGAATGTGCATCGTCTTCTTTCTCCCCCGAGCACCAAGAGGTCTGGATCTTTTTGTAGTCGTGCAACCTGGCGTGGATCCAGGTAATGCCCGAACTGTTCCTTAATCTGTTGTCTAAGTTTATACTGTTCGCCAAAGCGCAACCAAAACTCTTGTACAGATATAAGTGTCATTGATACTATACTATAACTAAAGTCTATAAGTATATTATTTCGTGCAAACCATACAGCAGCTGCAACTTGCGCGCAGTATAAAAGCCCGACCCCCGCCATAGAACCTGCAACAGGTGAGAATCGTATTATAACTATTACTAATGATAAGACCCCTACTAATATAAGTAATTCATATAATACAGAGGCCCCTGGAATTTGTGGTACATCCACAGTCATGCTTTCTGCTAAAGCTGCTTGTACTTGGTGTGGGTACTTTAGTCCTACGGGCGTTGCTATCTGGGGCATAACCCCCTTTGCAGTTACTCCTACAAACACAAACTTATCACGTACATTCATCTCTTCCAAGCTAGTGCTCGGAGTATCAATCCAAGATACCCACCTACGACCAATGCTATCTACAGGTATTTCTGAATAGTTAGGTATAGTAAGTTCTTCGATCTGACCTTGCTGTCCTTTAATAATGTACGTATCTGCACCGCTAATCATTTTAATAACTTGTACACCAAAAGACGGAGTCCAACCATCTGGAGTCTGAAGCAATAAAGGTAAACGCCTGACTAAATTATCTACATCAGTACGTGCAACTGCTAGCCCCTGGTAGGCTGAGTCTGCTAGCACGGACACATTTCCAACCACACCTTGTGAGGCAATACCTTGTATGGGTTCTCCATCTCCTAATATAACTGTGCCTGTAGTTGGAGCATAAGAAGTGCCCCCTTCAAACGTAGCAATAACACTCGGACCTTGCAATAAAGCATCTGCAAATGCCTGATCTCCACCGAATCTATCTGCTTGTGGAAACGCAACAACCCAACCAACACCTAACGCCCCTGCTTCTAATAAGTCTAATTGTATTCGTGCAAGGTCTTGTCGCGGGTAGGGCCAGCCGCCCGCAAGTGCTACATCTTCTTCTGTTATATCTAACGTGGTAAACCAGCCAGATGGATCTGGTGTCTGTACGAGTGCATCAAACGTTTTTAATTTAAGTATCTCTGTAGCTTGCCAGTTAAATAGTAACGGTATTGCTAACAAAGGTACGGTTATTAAAGAAATCCATTTCTTCATTTCCTACTCCTTAGTTCACTTGTTGAAAAAGAATGTTTACGGCTGGTGTAGAACACTTCATGCATACCTTTACCAGTAAACGGTTTGTCGGTGTAGTCTTCTCCTATAAACCTAATATCTATATAAGTACTGTTTAATAAATCTAACAGGCTCTTTTCTGTATCATAGGGTATAACTTTATCTATATATTTAACGGCTTTAAGTTGCACATATCTTTCGTATATAGATTGAATTGGCTGGTTTTTGTTTTGTCTGTCTATGCTTGGGTCTGTCTGTAGCCCTACTATTAGGTAGTCACAGTTGTCTTTAGCTTCCTTAAACATAACTACATGACCTGCATGTAATAAATCAAAAGCTCCGCATGTAAATCCGATCATCCTGATCCTTGTGTAATCTTTATAGTAGAGTCACCC